GTCCAAGGCCAAAGGTTAAATTCTATGTTTATAATATCATAGAATAAGTTATGTAGTATTGCACTTACATTTTCGTTTGATGATTTGATTGTTAATATATCACCATACTCATTCTTTGTTGTTGATTCATCCGAATATATATCTAATGCTGATGCTATAATCGGGTCATTATCCATAGCATCATAATCTCTAAATAATTCTCTACGAACCTGATGATATGCCATTGATTGTGCACCCTGATTGGTTTCATAGTATGACCTTTGTAACTTTGTATATCTATCTCTTAGATTTACGAAGTTTGTATTCATTTGTTTTTCATCCGTATCAACAACTCTACGCTTACCATCTTTATCAACGGTAACAATAGCATTTGTTGAGAATAATTTCTTTAGTCTACCAAAAAAACTCCTATCATCTATTTCTTGTTCTGCCATAATTTATTATTAATTTCTACAAAATCCTATTTTGACATTATATGATATAAATATCGTAATTTATCAAAACACTACAACCATTGGGATAAATCTTCAAATCCATCGCCAACTCTCATTTTCCAAGGGTTATCATCTCTAAAATCACCGCCACCATATATTCCTTGAGATGCGTTTGATGTTATACCACTTACTGCTTGCTTTGTTAAATCAATACCTTCTTGTCTTAAACGAAGTGCAGTATCTCTTACCCAAAGTCCAATTGAAAATGCCATTACTAAGTCATCATTATAACCCTTCATAGCTTCAGCTCTACCATTCATATAGATAAATGTAAATAATTCATCTATCAAACGAGAAGAACGAACAACTACAGCTTTTTCTCTAAAGTAATCAGTTAATTTAGATATGATTAACGGACGGGTTTTAGAAGTGGTTGAAAAACCAGCTACCAATCCCTTATCTTCTGCTCTATACCTATTTGACATTTGATTCTCAACATCAATATATTTCAAATCCTTACTCATATAGAATAAGTTTTTATATCCTCTATCAATTACTTGCTGAATTGTTGCCCAACCAATATTTGCGTTCTCTACTACAAGCAATGCATCATTGTATTCAGTTGAAAGTGCTACTAAGAAGTTTCCAAAATCTTTTGTATCAACTTTACCTTTATATTCTGCTACTTGACTTGAATTAATTATATCAATTACATGACAAGTTGAATAGTCACCACCATCACCTCTAGCCACATCGGCCACAACCATATATGATTTAGAATAATCAGCATGCTCCCATTTCCAAAGATTTCCATCAAATCCACCCTTCTCAATTGGTTCTTGAATATATGTTTCTTTATAAAACATTAATAATTCAGGTTCAATTACAGTTTCACCAGAAGATACAAAATCGCAATCACATTCTTGTGCTGCTTTCTTTACACCTAATAATTTCTCTTGTTCATCTCTCCATTTTTGGTCCCTTTCAGGATGTACTGTCCAATGTAATCTGATTGTATTAAATGGATTTCTACTTTCTTCTGCACCAATCCAAGTTTGGTGAAACCAATTACCCACACCATTCGGAGTAGATAGTGCAATACAGCTACCACCCGTTGATAGGGTAGATTGCGCTGATACCCAAATCTCATCGATATCATCAATGAAGGCGGCCTCATCGAATATAAGAAGTGATAAGGCTTCCGAACGTCCTGCATCAGGAGAGGAAGCAATAGCCTTAATTTGAGAACCATTTTGTAAACGAAGGGAAAGTTTGTTATCTTCCATAGACCCACCCTTAAGCCATGTTGGGAGCAAATCATGCATTACTCTAACCTTTGTTACTAAGTTTTTTGCAACCTCTTGCTTTGTTGCAATTACCAACACATTAAAATCGGAATTGAATATCATTTTCCAAAGTGAAAACCCAGCACAAAGTGTTGAGATACCAGTTTGACGTGATTTCAATACTACATTAAATCTATTATCTTTAAATTGAGTTAGGGTTTTTTCCTGAAATGGAAATAATTGAAAAGGTATCTTACCTCTAACAGGGTGCTGAATCATACAATACTTCTTCATAAAATGTATCGGGTCTACCGCACATTTTTTATATTCTTCTGCAATAATCTCTTTTAGAGATTTCTTTTGTGTTATACCAGTACTCATACTAATCTTTAAGAGGCCTTACTAAATCGTAATTTTTAGGTTTCAATTTTTCATACGCCTCATTTCTTAACTTTGTAACTTCTTCTATTTCCCTTTCAAAATTAATAATATCAGTCATTATTTCCGCTTTCAATTCAGTAACATCCCTTTCCATACTCCAAGTTTCAATTGTACCATCTTCTTGAACTACTTCATATGTTTGCTTTGTATCATTATATGCTTGTTGGAATTGTGCAATTACATCTTTACCATGTGCAATCATATTAGAATACATTTTATAGTCTTCGTATTCTTTCCACAATCCATCGTATTTAATTTCAGCCTCTTTCAAAGTAAGACAATGTAAACAATACCCAGTTTTAGATATCATCTTTTTATCTACTCTAGTTATTTTTATTGTTTTACAATTATCTGATTTACAGCTATTCAACTTATCTAAATAAGCTCTTACTTCAGCCATAGTATCACCCAATTCTGATGTTTCTACCTTACCAGCTTCTAATTGCTGCCAAGACCTACCATCGGAATCAGTCCATTTTTCACCAACTTCTCTTTTTACCTTTTCTTTATCTGCTCCAGAAAATGAAATAAATGATTCCTTTTCATATTCAGCACCATGCATTACCATATCCACCAACTTTCTACGAGTTGGATGCATAAACTTTTTATTGAATTCCTTTGCCATACTATATACGATATATTTGTATATATAAGTATATCAAAATTAAGAAAACGATTATTTTGCGAAGAAAATACCTAAAATTTGATTTAGGGGTGCAAATGCACCTGTTAATTTATAAGTGTTACCACCATATACGAATACTAACCCCTCATTTGGTACAATTTTATCAAATCCACCCAAAGCTTGCATTCTACTTAATTCTAATTTAAGTTTTGCAATCTTTTTAGGGTCACCACTTGCTTTAACATCAGCTATTGTACTTTCCAAACGAGCTAACATTTGTTTAGTAGCTTGTTTTGGATTTGCTGTTAGTACCGAATCCATAAATGATAAAACGTCTGCACCAACTCCTAAAAATATCTCCTCAAATCTCATTAGATTTTGTTTTGATATTTTAGCTTGGTCATTCTTATCAGTTGAATCTGCCCATTTTTGTATTTTAGGGTCTTTTATATCTGCTATACGGAAACTCTTGTCACCAAAAGCCCATCTCTTTACTAATCCTATTTTTTGTTGTGCATCCAATCCCTTTGCATTCTTATTTACAAAGTTTGTCCACCAAGCTTGATGATAATCAGCTACTCCCGATTTATCATTTAATGCAAATTCAGATTGTAATTTAGTTATCATTGCTAAATATTTTCCTTGTAATTTAGAAAGGTTTTCTGATTTAGGCAATTTTTGCATTGGGGGTCCCTGAATTGTGTACTTAGATTGAACGTGTGCATTTACTTGCTTAATCATACCACCTAATACTTTTGCAGCTTCTTGATTTTCCCCAACTATAACACCTTCTTTATCATATTCGAATGTACCATGAAATACTAATAGGGGTTGATTGTATGGAATTACGTTTACAGAGGTTGGATATATTACTTCTAAGTTCATAAAACAAGCGCCATCTTTAAATACCTTTTTTCTTTGTGGTTCAGATAACGCAGATATTGCTGCTGATAAATCTTTCATTGCGAAATTATATGCGTCTGTCAATCCACCCCTACCACCAAACTTTTCAGCTACTTGTCCTATTGTCATAGCACCCTCACCTTTGTTCTTTAGATGCGATTTATTACGAGCTGCAACTAATCTTCCATTTACCCAACTAATTGCTAATGCTTGTCCATCAGTTTTTTCTCTTACAGTTTCCAAATCACCATTTAGTGCTTTAGTTACAATATTTTTTAAATCTGCAAAAGTAAGATTCATTTCAATATCAAATGGATGGTTCATATGCCCATAAGCACCACCTTCCATTATTAGAGATTCTTTTATAAAATCATTAGGAGCTTTTAAATCATGCTTTAATATACGATTGTACTTATCGGTTGTATCTTTGTGATTATCTATTGGTAATTTTTGGTCTACTGCTTTTTTCTTTTCTCTCTCAGATGGTATTTTATCAAAGAAATCCCAACCTTCTAAGTTATCTAAATAGTATCCTTCATTATCATAATCATCCCAATTTGCATTCCATTGAGTACCGGTTGTTGAATTACCATCATTGTAGAAGGCTCCATTACCACTTGCTTCAGCTATACTATCACCTTCAATACTTGATAACTTTTCATAATAGTTAATATCTTCCCATAAATGGTCCATAGCGATTTCAGTTGCAATACGAACATCAGTTGTATGTTCCATTTCAACTTTAATACCCTTCATTAATTTAGGTTTGATATATTCTGCTGCAAATTGTTTTGGTTCATAGTATCCTTTCTCATCATACTTCTTAGCCAAATCAATTAGCGTTTTACCTTTTGCTAAACCACCAGGAATTTTATCTTCATCAATCTCCTCATATCCACTCATTCCTTTGTTGTTAAGTTTCTTACTATTCTTCTTAACATCTTTACTATCAGGTGCTCCATTAATATATCCACCCGGCAAACTTAAACCTACACCGGCACCGCCAGGCAATCCCATTTCTTTTAATGTATCTTTTTTAGGAATTCTGAATGTTACTGCTTTTTTACCATTGATTGTTGGCATTCCCCACTCATCTTCACCAATATTTTTAACAACTACTTTTTTATTTTTGAATTTACCCATTAATAGAGTATCACCAACTTTTACGTTTAGTTTAATTTCTTCATTAATACATTCTTTTAAGCTCTTTAACTTAAGAGTAATTAATTTGAATATTTGGTCATCAAACTTTGGATATGCTTTTGTAAAGTTTTTCTTTCTATCAGCTGCACTTCCTGCACTTAACCAATAACGAACATCCGTACCACTAATAGGATTTGATGTAGCGGGTGCTGCATACACATATCCTCTATCTAAATAGGGTTCAGTTATTTTTCCTTTATATGGAGTAAAATACTTACCACTTAAACGATTTTCATCTTTCTCACCAACTACAACTATTAAACCAGTTGTATCCTCATCATATTTATTTAGAATTTCTTCAGGTGCATAAGGATTTTTAATATTAACAATTTTGTTTGATGGAATACCAAACATAGTTGTCATTATTGCTTTCTTTTCCTTAAAATTAAATGGAGATTTTTTTGAATCGGTAACATTAGAAGTTCCGATATATACGCTATCCTTTCCGAATTTGCGTACTAAATTATCATAAGTTGCGTAATGGCCCTTATGAAAAGGTTGAAAGCGGCCCGAATAAACAACAACTACTTTGTTTATGGAATCCGCTTCCAACAATATTGATTCTACTAAAAACTTTGCTAATCCTTTCATATCATATAAATATTGAGGATTAATGTTTTACAAATTATTTAGCTTGTTGAGCTTGTTGTTCAGCCAATTGCTTTCTAGTTGGTGCACCCGGTTGATATTGAACCGTACCATCTTGTAAATTAAGTCTTCCAGCTGGGTATTTATCATCTAATGATTCTAAAACTTCTTTTAACTCAATGCTTGTGTTTTTAAATTCAGCTTCTCCTTTCTCAAGTAAAGAATCTAATCTAATCAATTCATCTGCTATTTCCTGTTTTCTAACATAAATTTGTCCAAACTCAAGTAATAATTGATTTGATTTATCATTTAATGAGTTTATTGTAGCTAAAATAGATTCATCTACTTTAGCAATTTCAATCTCAATAGATTGTTTTTGTGGAATGTTATCTAATCCTGCCATAATTTTGTTTTTTATTGTTTATATATATAAGTATATTGTTTTTTTATTTTTATAAGAATTTTTTCAATTCATTTATAACCATTTCGGAAGTTATTGATTTGGTACATTCAAATTGACGTTCCGTACCCTTATGGTCAGGACACCAATTCCAATCACCAGCATCCAATCTAATTCTGTTAAAGCAACCCTCACATTTTCCTTTAGGTGCCGCAACTCTATAACAATCTTGCATTTCTGCCCAATCATAGGAAAATCCACTAATTAAAACAGTTGGTACATTTAAAGACCAACTCAACCAACTCAACCCACTTCCAATACCAATAAATGCTTTTGATTTTAACATTTCATCCATTACCAATTCTAATGGGCCATTTGGGTGCTTAATTATTCCTTTTGGTAATTTATTTCCCATATAATCATCACCCTCTTTGGATACTAATTTAACTGTATATCCTCTTTCCTTTAACCAATCTACTACATCTTGCCATCCCGTTGGGTTATTCCAAAATTTAGATTGTGCAGTTCCAAATACACCAATACAAACTTGTTTAAGGCTTGGGTCTATTTTAACATTTCTTTTTTTAATTAAAGTTTTTACTTCTTTAAAATCTAAACCTAATATATCAGAACACATTTTTTGCATTGTTTGTGTTTTTGGGTCTATTGGATTTTTAAAGAAATTTATAGAACTATCATCATTATAAAACAACCCAACACAATACATTGCGTATAAATTTTCAACAGCTTTGCCAGGCTCTACAAATTTTACATTAGGATATCTTTCTTCAAACATATGATTCATAAATGTAGAAGTTATAACTTCACACTCATGTTGTTTTCTAAACTCCTCAACATATGAAACCCAAGCTAATGAATCTCCTAAAGCCTTTGAATCCATTGCGATATAAACACGCTTACCTTTTGCATTATAAACATATTCGTACCATATTTTATCATTTTGATAAATAACAATTTTCCATTCTACAAAATATTCTATACTACATTTACACCAACAATTATTTTTTATATTTGTAGAATAATGTACCTTTCCAGTTTTATTATCTATAAATTTAACTGTATATTCAGAATCTATATTTCCTTTAATTTCAACATATGGTCCTTTAACAAAATGAATTATCACTTTATTTTTTACCTCAACTATATTATTTTTATTTTTCTTTAAATTATCGTATATCATTAACTCCAAGTTTTAACTGTTAAATCTAATAAAGAGAATCCCTCTGCTTGCTTACTATATACTTTGTTTGTTGTATATCTTAGTCTTGGGTGATTTATAAATACATGATTATACCAAAGGTCACCAACATCCCAGCCACAATCTACCAACCTATCCATCCACCATTGTTTCTCTCTATTAGGAATTAAATAACAATGTGCAAGGTCTTGATTTGCTGCTGTCTTTGAAAACAACTCATCTATTTTTTCTTTTTCTCTTGATGGATTATCTGCAAATGATATGAATGGTACATTATCTCTCTCTGATAAGAAACATGCTCTATGTACTATTTCAACAAATTCTTCCAAACCAGTATAGATAAATGCATCGGCTTCAAATACCAAAGTGTAATCAAAGTTTCCAGTATCCATCGTTTCCAATGCCATTCTATGTGCCAAATAACAGCCATAGTGTCTACCAGTCATCCAACCTAAACCAGCACCAGGGTATAATTCTCCCGGCTTATTATCTTTACTTATATGTTCAGGTCTTCTACAATTTTCAGCAGGTGCAAATCCTTCATATGGTTCATTTACAATTGGTTCGTAATACATACCATATTTTTCTAATTGTTTGATAGATTGAATAGATACTCTTTCTCTCATATCATCCGGCCTAGTCAACATATGTTTTATTTGAATACGAGGCTTTTTACGAATGAATGAACGAAATCCTTTATCAAACTGCTCATAGAAAAATTCATTTGCAGCTTGTGTTACTCCGTGAAATACTGTATAATCATCTCCACTAATAATTCCACCTGGCTTTACTTTGTTGTACCAAACTTTTACATCTTCCATTAAAGAATCGTAAGAATGTCCAGCATCTAACATAATAAAATCTATACTACCATTTTGAAATTGATTAGCTGCATTATGTGAAGTATCTTTAATTGTATCAAATGTACCATAGTTATCTGATAAGACTGTATTATCTATGAATTCATAAAATATATCTCCATTAAATGTGCCAACAATATTTTGATGCAATTCTTCATCATCAGTTCCTTTCCAAGTATCTACGCTTGTGAATTTAATATCTTTACCAGACTCTTTAATTTTTGTTGCTAAATGATTTGTTGATTTACCAAACCATGCACCCACTTCTACAAATGTTTCACCACCTTTAGCGGATTCAACCATTTCATTATATAAATCAGTATATGCAAACCAACCAGGTATTTCATTAAATTCAGGTTGTAGTGTTTCTAATATAACTCTCTTAGTTAATTTTAAATCATCGTTAATATAAGTTACTAATGAATTATTATCGTATGTATCTAAATAGGTGTGTAATTTTCTAAATATAGAAGGTAGTTTATATGATAGAGCTTCTTTAACTGATAATGGATTTAATTCTATTTTAGATGCAAAATAAAACATATCACTTGCTGCATAGAATGTATCAACATCAGTCCTCTCACCCCATATGACACAATTTTCAGGTTTATAATCCATTAAAGGTCTCCAATAGTGTTCAAAGTTTCCAGCCTGATTTCCTACAAAATGAAATTTAATTTTATATTTTTCTAATTGTCTTGCTATTGAAAATATTTCACCTTGATTTTTACCTGGTGCAAATAAACCAACATTAAGTACATGCTTCCAAGTTGGGTCTAATCCCAATTCTTTTTGGGCCTCCTCCTTATTAAATTCATATTCTTCAATTGGATATTCCCATATATCAGTTTCAACGCCGGTTTCAATAAATCGTTGTCTACTCCATTCAGATACTAAAATGTACCTATCAGGATGATAAGCTATTTCAGATGGATTTGTTAATGAACCATGTGTAGATGCTACAATAAAATAAGGTCTATCTTTTCTAAAAATAACGTCTAATGCAAATAATGGTAAATCAAATTGTGGTATTTCCTGAAAATGAATTATATCAGGTTTAAAATCCTCAATAATTTGTAATATTCTAGATTTATCTTCTGCTAATGTATGTACTGGTACTAACGACTTTATTCTATTTTTTTGAACCACAAAAGCATTTCCACCACTATTGTTTATTTCAACAACTTCAATTTCAAAATCTTTTATGAATTCTTTTACCTGCTTATATAGGTATTGCGGTTGACCCCCAGTAGAAAGATGCGGAGCAACATAAAGTAACTTCTTTTTAGACATATTCTTATTAATTGTAACAAAGATACAAAATTATATTGAAACCACCAAATTTATTTATTCAACGGATTCAAATATAACAACACCTTCTTTTAAATCTATTTCACCCTTTGGATATGTTTTTTCCAAATCTTTGATAACTTGATTAAATTCTAAACCAATTTTATCAGATTCAGTTTCTACACCTTCTTTAACAGATTCCAATCTTTTAATTTCCAATTGCAATTCTCTAATTCTCAAATGAATTTGTCCTAAATTCAGTATCAATTCATTTGCTTGAGTTTGATATGATACCAATTTGTCTAATGTTTCCTTTGGTAATTGTTCAGTCTTTTGTGCCATAATATATTATTTATATATAAGTATATATTTTTTAAGAATTAAGTTTAGATTCTAAATCCCTAACTTTTAAGGTTAATTCTTGAACTGCTTTCCATAGAACAAATACTAATCCTTGCTTATCAATACCAGATGTCATCCATTTTTTATCTCCAGTTGGATTTTCCTCATCCTCATAATGCCAATCAAAATCAACCCAATCTTCAAAGCCAGCAGCAACTACTTCTTCCGCAATTACACCGGTTTGAATAGGAGGATTTTCTAAATCCTTATCAGCTTTCCAATAGTAATTTACAATTGGAACACTTAATATTTTATCTAATAAATTATCAGGTTCCCAACTTGTGATATCATATTTATGCCTTATACACGAAGTATCTCTACCAATAGTCCAGTTACTAAGTGATATTTCCAATCCTCTACGAGTTCCACCACCAGGACTATATAAACCAAATAAATAAACCGTAGGAAATGTTTCCCCACCCTGAGTTGTATATGTTAATTGTCCGGCTTTTCCATTACTTGCTTGCCAGTTAGTAAAACCAGTTCCCAATGTTATATTATTACCATTAGTATTAATGTGTCCAGCAGATGCTTCTATATTAATTGCATTTCCACCACTTGTACCTTTTATCTGAACAGTTGAGTTTGTACCATCTCCAGTTAATTCGTACCATCCCTTTGATTTTAATATTGGGTATGCCGTTGATGTATTTTTTTCTGCTTTAAAATATTTGTTTGTACCAGATGCAATTTGTATTCCTGAACTTGTCAACTCAACTATTTCAGTAAGTTTATCCAATTGTATTCCTGGGAATGTTTGTGCAAAGAAAATATCAACATTACCACTAATAACAGTTCCCCATTGGATATGCCAAGGGTATGCATAATATGTTACACCTGCTTCTAAAGTAAGTGTTTGATTACTTGTTGCTGTTCCTGTAACTGATGCACCAGAACCACCACTAAAAGTTGAAACATAAAAGTAACCTGCTGTTAGTGATGTGATTTTGGTGCCAGCGGGATCATCTGTAGAGAATATATCAAATCCAAACTCTCCATTAATTTCACCAGACCAAGGTGTATTTGGAGTGACTCCTACGTTATTAGCAGAAAAATCAATATCACCATCTGAAAATGTACCAACAAATCCATTTAAATTAATTGCTGTACCATTACCAGCCGTAAGTGTGTAAGTTTTAGTGTAACCATTACTCAAATATGTACTGGAATTAGCCGAACTAATTGAAGGTAAGGCATCATTTATTGTAGCTACAGTAAAAGTGACAGGACTTCCTCCAACTTCTGATAAAGAACCTTTTTTTAATATTAAATCAGGATTGCCACTTGCGGTTGTTTTTATGTAAATACTATTATTAGCTGCATCTAAAAATAAAGTATTTAAATTATTTTTAATTAAACCAGAATCAATTATCCATCCATCAATACCTCCTAAATAACCACTATCAGCGGTAACTGAACCTGCAATAGTCAAATTAGTACCATCAAAAAATAATCTATTACCTAATGAAAATTTATTAGTAGTATCTACATAGAATGGTGTATTTAAATTATTATAAGTACCAGTTCCTATGTATATTTTACGATTAGATGTTTGAGCATCCAATACTATTTGAGGATATACATCTGAGCCTACTGCAAATTTGTTAGAAAAATAACCTTGAACACCAGCAACCACAGGTGCATATACAAAATTAGATGATATAAACGTGCCAGTAAATGCACCATCTGCTAATTGTTGAGTTTTAGCCACTGCATTAATAAATGCTGCACTAGCGGTTAAATTAGCTATATTTGCTGCTGACGTAAGAGCAATTGCTGCTGAACTTGATGCTGAATTATTTGCGTATGCTTGCGTTGATGCATTACCACTACCTCCAGCTACTATATTCAAATCACCAGATAATTCCAAACCAGTTCCGGTCCATCTAAGATAGTTAGTACCTGCTGCGTTTTTTAAAGAAAATCTTGGTTTGTATGTAGTTGGCCCAGTTCCATCATTATAGATACCCAACCATATACCAACTTGGTCATATCCAATTGTACCATATTGACCTATTGCCATATAAGGGTCTTCTCTACCACCAGCCAATACAATGTTTGCAAATGCACTACCACTATTGTTACCAACGTTAATTGTGTTTTTTACAAATGATTCTTCAAATATTGCAATCTTAGCTGCCACAAAGAATTCTTCTTCTCCTAAAAATTGCCACCAAGCATTATCACCACCAGCAGTTGGTGCATGATAATTAACTAAAGTACCTTGCTTATTATAAGTTGTAGGTCCACTTCCACTTATTGCTGCGTAATAAGTTACCGGAGATGTTCCATAGATAACGGCATCTCTTCTTGTATTTTTAGTCTCAACTGAACCACTATAATCAGTTGCATTGTTCCACTCACCTCTCATTACAATACCAGGTCCAGTTGACCCTTCTATTTGTATTGATAATGATTGTGTTTTATATAGGGTTTGTCTACCTTCACATTCAATTTGATATACAATTTCAGCAATACTATTTGTTTGTGGGTCTGCCCAATTTGTTATTGGTGGCATTTCAGCAGGTACTCCAGTTACATAGCTTCCCACTAACCAACTATTTGGTAAAGTTAGCCAAGATGATTTAGTATATATAGAAACCCTACATTGATTTGGGTATCCAGTTTTACCATATGCATCTACTGCAGTTATAGGACTCCATCCGGCCGGCTGATTTGTTAATTCTTGATTACCTCTATATACTCTAACTAATGTACCCGTTCCAGATGTTCTAAATTCTCCAGATACTCTATAAACTGCTGATGAATTTTCATTTGTTAATTTAACATCATATGGAGCTGGTGGTTCAAATTGTACAGAAATAGATTGTGTTACAAATTGAACTTGTCTTCCACCATATACTCTATCATTTTCAAAATCTACCTTATATACAATTGTACCCGATGAACTAACAGCTGGTGCGTACCAACCAATTATATCTCCAATTGAAGCTGGACTTCCAGCTGGGAATTTATTAGCTGCTGTTGTAATCCAAGACGATGTTGTAAATATTGATGCAGATGAATATCCTAATATACCAATAACATTATCTTGGAAATCATAATCATCAGGATATGTTGGTGCCGGATACGATGTTACGTTTGTTAATTGTTGTGTTCCTTTAAATGTGGTTATCTTCATTCCAGTTGCTTTGAATGAACTTGTCCACAAATTAGCTGTCATAGCACAATTATCATTTGATGATACTATTTTATAAGCATCTGCTCCAGCCTTTATACCAGATATTGTTAATTGTCCTTCTGCTCTAATATCAGATTGTTGTAATGAAGTATATACAGGAGCTTTACCATCCGTAAGTTTAACTTTCCAAGTTTTATTTTCTCCAGGCCCAGCTGCATCAGCCCCATCAATTGGTCCAAATGTATATGATGGTGGTGTACCTTCTAATGGTTGAGGTCCATCATAAAAAGTTTCACTACCATCCAATTCAACATAATATAAATAAGCGTTTGGACCTGCTGTTACTCCAGCTGAATACGAACCTGTTGTATTAAATGCACTTACTATTAAATCAATACCACTTTCAGGTGTAGTTTTTCTACCATCTCTATTATAGTTTACAGTATATGAAGATGCTTTAAAATCTACTTTACGAGCTTTTGCAGCATCTATGTTTTTTGTAAATGTTTGAGTTCTAGTATAAATTGATGAAGTATATGAATGCCCAGCTCCTAATGCAAATGGATATACTTGAATTGTATAAAGTGCACTTGCCGAAACGTATGGATGGTCAAATCTATTATAATTTATAGTTGCTGTACTTAATGATGAAGATGATAATGAACCTGTTCTGATATTCCATATAGAACCTCCTCTAGTTTCAATTGAGTTTATTCTCCAAGTACCAGGAGCTATTGAACGTGTTGTGAATGTAAGAAAATCATCTCCTTCTTTAACTTGTATTGTTGTATTTGCTGGAGAATATCCAACTGGAGTTACATAACCAACTTCATCAGCTGCTAATGTTACTACCGATGGAGTCATTAATATTTGTATAGGTGGTGCTCCTTCTAATACTTTTGTATAATTTACAATCACACTAGCAGTATAGATAGATGATGTATAATATGGATGTATTATAAGTGGATATTCAACACTACCACTTAATTGTGTAAAATTAGATGATGCACTTACTATTAACGATGCCGTATATGGTACTCCAAATGATGAAGTAAATTGTATATTACCTGATTTAATATTTTTTTCTATTATTGAACCAGTTGCTATATAGAATGTACCATGTGTACTTAAATTATTTAAAGTATATGCGCTTGAACTAAATGCAAGATATCTAGAACCTTGTTTTAATTTAATATCGGTAATTGAAGGTCTAAAATCATTTATAACACCTCTTGAATTAGCTCCCAATGTTACGGCGATTGGATTTACTTCAAATACAATACTCTCATCTCCTTGCTTACCTTCGGGTACAATTGTAAATGTTTTATCTAAACTAACCGATGCAGATGTCCAAGGTTCAGTATATGTAAATGTTAGTGTTAAATTTTTAGTTTGATTTAAAGGACTTCTTACATAATTTAAACCAGATGGAGCTTGTGATGGGATTATATTTTTATTATCATCAGTTGCAACAACAGTTAGTGTTGGGTGTAAACTTTGAGTATGATAATACATCCAATATTCAGGAACCCAATCTTTATTAATTGACATTGATGGATAAATCTGAAACGAAGATGTTACTGCTTCTAATGTACTTGTAGTTCCTCTTTTTGCAAAAGAAGCGGTAGCAAATCCAAATGAAGGTCTAAATTCAATTTCCGTTCTAGGATTTATTGTAAATGAATCAGCATTATAAGTTACAGTACCACTATCCAATCCATCTTGCAAATCTTCCAATATAATTGATGCTAACACAGAAGATGATACAGCGTAAGCTGGACCAGATGCTGCAGATGATGATGGCATTAAGTAAACTATTCTTCTGAAATCAATTGAATCTCTATTGAATACTGCATTATAATCTATTTGGCTAGTACCTAATGAACCTGTTGATAATCCCACAATCATATTACTTGCAGTAACATAAGATAAGTTTACAAACTTTTCATTTCCTTCTTTAGAGCGAGAAATAATATGAAGTTGAATATTTGAAAAGTTTTTATAAGATTGTTTACTTAATAAAATATCATTAATACCATCAATTCTTACCGCTTGAATTTCCAAAGATGATGTACTACTATTTCTAATTTGAGTTCCTCTATAAGGTCTAATAATATGATTCACACCACCAAATCCATCTAATATTTTATATATGTTAATGGTATCGGTAAATCCCTCACACTCTCCTGTCAATTTTACTAATTGAACATTTATATCACTTCTAGAACCTGTGAAATCCTGAACTCTCATAAAAACATTACTAGTTCCAATTCCTTGTAATAATCCAGGATATTGGCCGCTTCCTGAATACAATGGGTCTGGCCCAGCGTAAACTGATGCGGTATATTGAGATGAAGATAATGCGTTTCCAAAGAAATCAAAAGATTGAGACGTATAATGTACCGAACCTGTTAATAAAGTTTTTTGTTCTTCTATTGTTATAATCGTAGGTGGTACTGGATTTGAACCAGAATCAAACTGAAATCCTGTACTTGATGCTACTAATCTTAATTGCTTTCGTATTGTTTGTAAGTTACCACCATCAAAAGTTTTGGTTTCTTCAACCAATACAGGTATATAATTATTATTTATATCATAAAATTCAAAACGATATATAAACGTTTCTGCAGGTAAATTTCTTGGTACTGATTGTATAAATGTAATTTCATCAGGAGAGAATGCCGTTTCTTGCGATGCCTTTAAACTAACATCAGCTATGTACCAATCAGTTCCCCTCACATCAAAATATAATTTAGCATTATCAATTTTTTCTGCTTTTATATTTTCACTAATATTTTGTTTTTGAAGTAAAGCGTTTTGAGTTTTTAATGTTAATATACTTTGCTTTACTTGTAGAGTAATTGGTGAACCATTTATTGTTGTTTGTCTAGAACCACTTAGGTATGCTTCAATATAATTACTAGCATTTCCAACTGCTTCTTTTTTAACATTAAAATTTAAACTATATTCAATACCCTCATTTATATTAAAAGATTTTGATGTAAAGAATTTTTCAACACCAATAGTACTATTTAATTTAACTGAATTGTATAAAAATGTTTGATTAAATGTGGTTACTAAATTATTTGAAGATGTTATCCAATATCCAAATGGATACTGTGATTTAAAATTTAAATTATCAAATAAACCATAGTTTTCTTGATTTTTTGTAGTAGATTCCAAATCAACTAAAAGTTCATTTGATTCTAATTGTATTTCTTGAACAAATTGGAAATCAGATAAATCTGCAGTTGATTTTCTAAATATTTTAACTCTAGCACAATCACCAACAAACGTAGTTAAATCTGCTAATGTTATTTTTGCAAAAGAACCAGTTAGTGCCGTTTTTAAATTATCAACCCCCTCCGTATAATTAAATGTTGCAGTAAATGCTTCATTTGTAAAATTTTCAATTTGTGCAGCTGAACCCAATGCCGTATTAGTATATGGTGGTTGTACTATTATTTCTCTTGAATTAATTACTTCTGTAACTAATGGTGAATATTCTATACCAGGAATATCCAAATATGTTCCTACAACAGATGCTGTCCAAAACGTGTTTCCAACGGTTGTTAGTAAATATTCTGTGGCTTGTGTGAAATTTTTTAGTTGCTGTCCTACGTTTGGAGTTAATGCCTGCCCATTTACAATTCCAGTTTGAATTTTTGAAGTAACTACATTTGAAAATATTGGTTTAACTATTTCAGTAATACTAACTTGAGGTCTTACATAAAATCTTACGTTATCTTCATTTGATAATAATCTATTAACTTTAAATTCTCTTTCCCATTTAAGATTATAAATACCAGCCCATTCATCAGGAATTGGTTGAGTGATACCATCCGCATCTATATAAGTTTTCAGTTCACCCAATACAGTAATTTTTGCATTACCAATTGGAGTATCCTCATATATGTAAACTGCGACTAATTTTGATAATCCTTCATAATATTCAGGAACACCACTACCAGGTTCAAAATAAATTGGATTACCATCAACATCTAAAATTTCTATTTTAATTTCAGTACTCTCCTTTAAATGCTGGGAGCCTTCAACTAAAAACCCATTTTTACCTCCTGTAAATGTTTCTTTAAATTCAGTTATTCTAAAATAATCAGAATTTGGATTTGTATCTGTTACAAATGTTTGAAAATAAGTTAAATTTTGCGTTAAATTATCCGCATATTTTTTGATTCTTGCCATGTATGTTCCTATTAATTACTAATAAATATTATGTTTAATATTTATAATTATTAAAATCTAAAGAATAATAAAGAAATCTAAAGAAACGTTATGAAGAAGTACGCAATGATACAAATAGATGCTGAAATACATCAGGCATTAAAGGAATTTTGTAAAGAGAAAGGATATAAGATAAATGGGTTAGTAGAAACCCTTATAAAAGAAAAGGTGCAGTCTTTAAACAAGACCACACCTAAAAATGTATTACCAGTTACTAGAAATTAATCTTACTAAAACCATCTACTTTCTTAATTTCAATAAGTCCATCTACTATATCTCTCATTTGTTCTAAGTGAGAAATAACCCAAATGAAATCAAATTGAGTTTTAAGATACTGCATCATCATAAATAAGGATGATAGATTATCCGCATCTAATGTTCCAAACCCTTCATCTATTACTAAGAAGTTTGGTCTAGGTAGGTTGCATATGTTAATTAGAGCCACTCTAATCGCTAATCCCGATATGAACTTCTCCATACCACTACACATCTCTAAAGCCCATTCCTGGTCTTCGTAAACGATTCTAGCGTTAATGTTCTTTCCATCAGTATCCATTGATATTGAGAAGTCTACCACTTGTCCTAATATGTTGTTCACTTCGTTTTCAATTGCTGGAAGTGCTTTGGATATTAACTCATATGGTACACCATCTTTCTTAACTGCATCTAAGTAGAATGTATATAATTGATTTTTACTTTCCAATTCTTTTACTTCCTCCATCTTAGCTACCATATTGTCAATGTAGGTTTTTGTTGCACCTACCTCTGACATTAATTTTAACATCTTTTTATTGACATTAGATATTTGAGTTTCAATACCTTGCTTTTCCTCTTTAATATTTTCAATTTGATTTACTAAAGAAGTATTGTTTGTAATTGTTTCTACATTATCATTATATCTTTTAATATCAGCCTTTGCTGTTTCTAATTGATGTTGTAGTAATTCAATTCTTGATTCTGCGGTTTTACCATCGGCTTCTAATCTTTCTCTTAATGTAATTAATCTACTATGCTCATCAGTCCATTGTTTCCATTGACGG